TCTGCGGTCGGATGGTTGTTGATTTGCTCCATTCTGAACTCGGTCAGGAGATCAACAGAAAAAGTCTTCGTGTACATCTGTCGTACAATCGTATTACATTTTCGTACATTACAAGCGTGTGTCACGAAACAGTCATGGATTGTAGCCAAGTCAAAGTCAACCTCATTAGCTACTTGGTGTACGATACATGCGTCTAAGCTGTGGATAAAGTTAGCAGTCACTGCGTTGCCGTGGTGCTTGGTATCTATGTCATCTGTCTCAGCGTAGGTGTTTATATATACAGTGGTGTTATCAAATACAGATTCTATATTTAACTTCTTATACTTACGAAAGCTCTGCTTAACTTTGAATCCTGTAGGTGTTGTCCAAGTGATACCGTTCTCGTAAGGTAAGCATCGAATAGTTTCACGCAGATACTTCATCACCTTGTTAACAGGTTTACAAACTTCACCTGCTATCTTGTTTATTATATTACTGATCCAAATAACAGCAGTTAACATCTCACCTGTGCTACTCCACGGATGATTAATACCTATACTCTTAAATAAATCTTGTACTAAGTTATAACTGGTAGCACCGTATGGTCTGTTCATCACTGCCATCTTAGCAATCTTTCTTTTGATACCGTACTGCATCCAAGTCTTAGCTACAACACTACCGTCTTTCTTCAGCTCATCATAGATACGATCTGCTACATACTGGTACATGTCATTCGCTTTATCTTCCTCCACCAGGTTGCACATCCGTCCGGTATTCTTATCTCGTAATAACAACGATAGTATCTGCATACCATTATTAGAACAGTCCTGACGCACAGGTAAGTAGCTAACATATCCGTATCCCTCCTCCCTGAACTTCTTAAACTCTAAACAGAACCGCAGGAAACAGAACGGATCGGATGCATCTGTCCACCAATCAGTACCGTGTGGATCATTCGCTGCTTCCAATATAAAGTTCTGTCGTTTACCTACCCACTCAAGTCTCTCCTCTCGTGTACCTTTTACTCCCCACATGTTAGCACCGTGTACCAGTACAGCTTCCAAGTCCTCTTCATCCACCACTTGCTGACCGTTCTTGAAGTCTAACAAACTCTTAGCTAAATCAGAACCCTGTGGATGTAAGTAGTACGGAATAGCGTACACTCTGCCCCTGTAATCACAACGATACGGAAAGTATATCTTTTCCCACTTACTGTACATCTTAGCTAGGTGTAGTATGCGACAAGCTTGGAATCTTTTTGAGCTGTTACTAGCGTTGGTAGTCTTTATATCTTTCTGCTTTAACTTCCACACACTTAGCTCATGCTCATCACCACCTGTATAGTACGGTTGCTCAGGTATCTCTCCAAATTGTGGAATGTTTCCTACTACCCTTTTGTTTTCCCAACACTTTAGAGTAATATCTAACATGTCCTTATTAACCTGCCACTCCACCTGTTGTAATCGGTTAACAGCACTCATCACATGGTCGTAGTTATTCCCTTCAAACCATTCAACAGGTTTACCAGTAAAAAACTTCTGTGCAGGTAACTGTTCAATATCATATCCACCACCTATCAACTCGTGCCAATCAACGGGTCGGTCAGGTAATGCCATCTTAAACACTTGCCCCGCTTCCTTCCACTTATCAAACCGATGTATCCAATCCTTAAACTGTCTAGTAGGTAACACAAAGCGTTCAGGTATTTTTAAATTACTTTTACCTTCACGGAATCCTATTTCAAATAAACCAGTACAACATCTGATCTCCTCAAGCAACCAACACCCTAAACTTACCTTGTTCCTGTGATCCCACAGTTCAAACCTTACATCTTCGTACTTATAAAACTGCTTGATCTTACTTTGTTTACTACGGTCAGGTATAGCTAACAAGTCTTGCTTGTTGTGACTCAGGTTCTCCAGTGCATACTTCCATCTAGCTTCATTCTCAAATGCTTTACCGATACGATGCCCCATCTTGCCAACAGCTAAGTGGTTGTCTAAGTTGTTAAGAAAGGTACGCAAAGCGATAACAGCTATCTCATACGGACACATGTCCATTACAAAGGTCAGGTAAAGTGGTGTTGTGTACCCTGGACTGGTGAACTGGTCGATGATGTGCTTCACTCTGTCCCCTAACTTCGGACACATACTCTGTAACATACGCTTGCACGATGCTGTGTGACTACTCTCTCCGTCTTGTCTGAGCTTTGCTTGTCGGTTACGATACGCTACCCGTCCCCACTCACGCATCCGTGCTACATGGCTACTCATAGTTGTTCTCGTTCTTGAAATTAAACCAACCTGTGTTCATCACCCGCTGTTTCGATGTACGATAAGCAATAAGATTACCGTTCTCATCACGGACATATTCTCCGTTAGCGTCCCGCTTGAATCCGGTTATTTGATTGTTGTTCCAAAAGTAACGAAAGCCATCGTTCAAAGCCTTGTGGTCAATCGGTACAACAGGTACATCATTCCACTCGATCTCGTAATAATCTTCGGTGTTCATCTCTCAGTATGTCAGCTTCAGCCTCCCAAAACAGGTCAACTCTTTCTCGGATCATCGTACCCGTTCCACCTGAGCCAATGTTCGATCTCTTCTTCATCACCTTCAAACTCTTTAATCTCTTCCAAAAGCCACTCTCTTTCTCTCTCTTCTTCATCTTGTAAATCATATGGGTTATTGCTGTTCAGCCAGTTGTCGTAGTTTACTCCGTTCATAGGGTTATGGTTTTGTAGTTGTTCATTAAGATTGTCAACAAAACATACCACGGAATCTTATCACCTTTTGCACAGTTATCTTTCTCCCATAACGGCTGAAGATTCTGCCAGTTAAAACATACCTTTTGATGACTCGGTTTGGTAAGGTCAAAGAATGCACACGGAATGATGTGATCGATATGCCACTCTCCATAATTATCCCAAGACATACCTTCTGTAAACTGAGACTCAAGATGATTTATAACATGAGTTATTTCACAACCTATTAATTCTTTTGTTTTGTGAGCTTTTTTACCGGATGAACGCTTGATAGCCTCTCGTAATCGTCCTCTCAATCTAATTGATATTTTATATGATACATCATTATTTACACGATTCTTTATTCTTTTATTAATTCTATCTCTATTGTTTTTATCCCGATCAGATATTCTCTGTTTATTTTCCTGATACCAGTTGTCAGTGTACTTTTTTATTTTTCCTAAATTTTCAGAGTAATAAGTCTTGATCCTGTTTTGATAGTGATCCGTTTTCTTAACCCTCTTATAATACTTACAACTATCTTGTTTTATATAAGACAATATATCTTTTGTAGTCCAACGCTCTTTACCGTTAATGTAGCCCCTAAAATAACAACCACTAAAACCTCGGTTAGGATGATTATCGCCCCTCGTAAAAGTTCCCTTTGGACTGCCTGTTTGTAACACGCTTTGGTTTATCTGGTCTTTATTCCCTCCCTTTTTATATCTCGGTATCATTATTCCTCCTCCAGTTTCTCAAGGTGTTCTTTATAAAGTTGTAAGGACAGGTAAAGGTCAAGCCATCTTCCGTCCAACTGTCGGTTCATATCGTTATTAAAAATGTGGAACATCAGCTCCTCGGTCATGTCTATTGGATCTAATAGTATCTCTTTCATCGGTTTATTAATCTCGGTAAAGTGTGGCGATGATCAGCACAAATATAAATATCAAAGTAAAAACAGTTATAGCACTCATAATAGTTAAGTATTCTCCTTCGGTTAGGTGTTCCATGTCTCCTCGTAGTAAGTGTTACCATCATGTCGTTCATTGGTAGCTATGTGACCAATATGATTCACAAAGTGATGCGGTGGACCATAACAATAAGTGTCTTCATCTCCGTGTACAACTGACCATATCTGATCATCATCATAGCCGTGATCTTTAGCGTCTTGCCAACTATCAAAGTAATCACCGCTCGGTTTGCGTAGCTCCTCAAAAGGGAAATCTTGTTCGTATATATTAGTAGGATTATTCATTTGTTTATTGGGTTGTCGGTTGTCTGTCGGATCACTCCTTCAATCGTACTTACAGGCTTTCGGTTAAGTAGTTCTTGCTGTAGCTCAACTAGTCTATCACGGACACGTAAGTTATCAGGTAAGCGTTCCTTCACGGACAGGTAATGATCGATCAGCGTTTGCAAGCTCGGTTCGTCAAGCGTGGAAAGATTAGAAGGATCGGTTAGGTTATCTGTCATAGTTATGTTCATCACAGGTTTTGCCTTCCCGCTCCCTCCCTTGCAAGCTAATTCCACATTCTTTACATTTCTGGACAGGTACTCTGTTTCGATAGTATTGTTTAAGTCTGGCTTTTATTTGCTCGTACATATGCTCTTTAGATTGAGCTTCACCCTGAACCATTGGTAAGTCTTTACACTTCCAAACGATAATAGGTAAAGCTCGGTTAATGCTGTCGATACGATAAAAGAAAGCTAGGTTGTTGTATATAAAACTTACTGACATTCTAACACCTCGCAATCATCTGCATCATCAGAATCTGTACGCCATCTCTTAACGATCACCTCGCCATCAATCGAATCATCAAAGTAATACTCATAATTCCCACAGGTGATCCAACAGCAAGCTGTCTCTATATCGGTTGAATCTTTGTCTTTAGGCATCTCTATTTTCATGGTCAGGTAAGGTTAAGAAGTAAAGTAGATTAAAGCGAATAGCCAAAAACTACCAAATGCTAAGTTTAGGATGAGAAGGTCAATTAGTTTTTGTTTCATAGGTAATAGAATTAGAAGTGAGCAATTAATACGCAATCGTCATCCCAAGAAATTACAGAGGTATAGTCCGAGAAAACATCTCTGTACTCATCTTCTTCTTCACACATCTCGAAAGCGTCAAGGTGTTTAAAGGCATCTATACAATCTTGTTTTGAATCGTACTCTGTGTAATCACAGCAACAAGCGATTGGATCAAGTTCCAGTTCAACTCCGCAATCTTCCTCATACTCTGTGAGATATTGAAAGAGATGCTTGCGAGCTTTTACGCTAAAGTTAGTACCTCTGTTATATTGATCGAATGAATTAACGAAGTCAGATTCTGTAATGGTTCTTTTCATAGTAGTATTTTGTTTTATTGGATTGATAGTTAGTTAAGTCCTGTGATTTTTCGGACGATGTTCCAAGCTGTATCGCAAGGCTTGTCGAAGTCAATACCATGTTTTAACCATTGGCTGTGAATCTTTCTGCGTTTGGCGTAGCTCGCGTCTCTTAAATGAAATCGAAAATCATAATGCCAAAAGTAAGCGATGCCCATATAGTCAGGAGTTCTTACAAGTGTCTTGTCTAGATTGAGAAGGTTTAAAGATGCTTCCCATGTTAAGGTTTCGGTGTTTAGGTTCATGGTGCTATTTCTTTAATGATTCGTACCCTCTAATGACATTTGATTTTTGACACATATAAGCATCAAGCCATAAGTATTGATTTTCGGTGAATATCCCGTGATTATAGAGACGCTCTAAACTTTCTTCTAATCGCATTAGAGCTTCCATGTCTTTGACCTTATCTATTCTTTCAATAGCTGATTGGTAATTTGATTTACTCATTTTCTTATTTTGTTTCTGACAAAGCTGAATTGCCTTGCTGAAATCACCCATGCCACAAGCTTGCCAATACTTCCATCAAAAAAAGTTAAAATGATGATTGTATTAGTTGTACTTATCAAAGCTATTAGATTTCAATCATTTCAATTTAAAATGAAAATAGAACTTGGAAGAAGAAAAACAAACACAAGACTAAACATCAACGCATCATGATAACTTGATACGATAGCCAGCGATTTGACGAGCTATTGATGACCTGCTAATGCAACTTACTTGCAATAAGGAAAAAAAAATAAGCAATAAAACCTGATTTCTAGCTGATTTGTTACATAAGTCATTGATTACCAAGGCGAGTTCGGGCAATATGTATTATGTCTAATTGTATAAATACCCCCCGTCCTATAATAATCTTACGGGTATGCGGGGGTAATTAACGCGCGCGTATATAGCGTAGGGGCTTCAGATTTTTCTACCAAAACTTTTTAGGAGTCGTCTATATAAGTTAGATGCTTAGCTTAGAAGCTTGGGTCAAAGGTCTCGTCTGTATCGTCCTCTACTAGATCGTCTACTCCCTCAAAGATAACATCATCTGTTTCAGTCAGTACAGACAGCTTAGCGAAGTCAAGGCATCCTGCTATTGTGTAGTCGTTAAGATCGTACTCCCGTTTGAATCGATATATGAGCTTTGCTAGTTCGTACTGGAAGGTGTCTGTTTGATCGTTAATGTTCATCACCTGTAATAATACATATACGATCACAGTTGTCGAGCAAAGCGAGCAAGTGTGAAGAGAGAGCGTAGCGAACGAGATGTTATTGAGACAGTATTGAGACACCGATTCTTGACCAGTGTTTATCTAGGGTTTTAAATTTTATGCTTTACATGTTTCCTTCGGTGTGAGATCGTTATAATATTGATATTAAGATAGTACCTATAACTGTACTTTAAAATAATTCAAAGTATTAAACAACAAGTGTACAAGCACTTCGTTCTAGAGTCGTATAAGTTGTTACTGCTGCTCCTTTCCTTTTAACAAAGATAACATTAGCAGATACTTCAACACCCATCATATCAGTAAGACTCTGTTGAACAGCTCATACATCCGTTCTTTCGCTGTTACTTTAACAATAGCTACTGATACATATTCTTTAACTTAGGTTTTTAAGGATAGGTGTGTCTATAAATAGACCTGTATTTAAACTAACTACAACAGCACCTTATATATCTACTAAAGAGATTTGTTATTAAGGAGTAGGAGCAGTAGCGACTACGACCAGAGGTAAGCGGTAACCTTATTACTTCTTTTATGAAAGCTATCAGTAAACTTTGTTAGTTCTTCTTCCAACAGCTCTTGTTGTCTATCAATCATCGATTGGTTAACATCAGCAGCCATCTGCTGCACCCAATAACCAACAGCTATTGATAAAGCATCAAGACGGTCATCATGTACCAAGCTACCTCTATCTCTTGTTATCCTACTTAATTGATACATAAGCATGTACCTGGTTTGTTGTTCAATAGGATAGCTAAGAGCAGACCTGTAGTCATCCGTGATGACGGAAGGGTCAACGATTAGACGATGGCTATTGAGTACAGGTTCAAGAGTGTCAACAATACGAAGCTCCTTCTGTTTGTTATGTCTGACTTCTTCTATAGTTACAGGATAGGTTGTTCTAAACAGAGGCTTTATCAGCTCCATAAACATACCGTCACCAAAGTTAGACTCTATCACTACCTTATTAACTTTGTTATCCTTTGCTATAGCTACAAGTTGTTTAAGGGTCTTCTCATCGTATCCACCTCTTATCCCTCCAGCATCCGGAACAAACAGCTGACCGTTTAACATCTTCACTACAGCGTACCCTGTTTCATCCTTACCACGACCAGACGGGTCAATAGATAACACAGAGCCTGTGTACGGTATCATATCCCCAACAGTGTTAGCAGGTCTTCTGTATCTGTCCCCAGCCAACCCTACATTAGGTAACTCTCTATCACAGTTATCAGGGTCAGATGACCACACTACCTTCTCAGGGGCTACATCTACATCCACATCCATAATGACCAGATCGTTAATCTTTAGTGGGTATCTATCAGCATCCGATAGCTTAGGATTAAGCATGAACTGAAGAGCGTACCCCGTCCGACCGTACGACATCTTTCTTTCCTCTAAGTCCAGATCAGTGAACCGTAGGGGTTCTGTAGAGGTACCAACTGTCTCAGGTGTTATTCTGTCCGCTATAAGGGGTGCTAAATCGCCTCCGTAGTTGTTAATAGCTTCTCTATCGTCTGGATACTCTGAAGACCATATACGGCTCTTGTAGCCCCTCTCCCGCAGTTTGTTGTATATACTGTCTTCACATTGAGGAGTACCAAGAAAGATGATCCTTGAGGAGTCTAGGGGTTTAATGATAGCGTCGAACTCTTTTACTTGTTCATCCAGCTTATCTCTCATTCCTTGAGTAGCGGAGTTGTTAGCTACCTCCACATCGTCTGCCACGATTATATCAGCACGAGAACCTGTTAGCTGGGATGATATACCAAGGGACTTAACAGAGGGAGCGTGAGACGCAGGAGCAGGTCCTACATCGAAAGCTATCTTACTGAATCGTTGGTTCTCTGACGGCTTTAATCCTTGTAAAATGGGAATCTCCTGAATAATTCGCAAGGTAAAGGTAGAGAAGTCATCTGATCGATTCTTACTAGCTGATACAACAAGTATGTTCTTAGAGGGGTCCAGCAGCAACTGATGTACTACAAAAGCACTTGTTATCCACGACTTACCTACTCCACGGAACGCCATAATAACAGACCGCTTTGGACCGTGTTGCAGGTACTCAGCGATGTCGTATTGTAGCTCGGTGGGGTCAGGGAGGTTTAGGTGCTTCCAAACCAGGTACAGGAAGTTTCTAAAGTCCCGTAGCTTGGGCGGTATCTCTTGGTGTTTCTTCTTCTTCAAATGGTAAAGTCTTTAAGTCATCAGCTAACGCTTGTAGAGGAGTACCCATTCCGGAGTCCATAACAACATTGTTATCCTTGAGGAACTGTCTAGCTCCGTTTAATAGAGCAGCGTTGTACTCTCCTTCAGCCTCCATCAGATCAATACTGTTACGATATGCACCAGCTATCTTGTCGTGCAGTTTACTTCCTTCGGTATGACTTAGCATATACTTAGTGTATTAATAGTTGTTATCTTTGTAAACAAAAAGAGGCAGCCCGATTGGACTGCCCCTTAATGATAGATATGAGATAAACTCTTAGCTTAAAGCAGCTTCGAACTCAGCAACGGTTCCTAATTCAGTTCCGTTGTGGTAGATGTTACCGTCAAACTTCGCACGAGTAGCTGAACCGTCAGTCGAAGAGATGTCAGTAGCAGCAGCAGTTGCGGAAGTAGAGAGAACCTTAAACATGTCGTCTCCTTCGTCCCAGATCAAAGCAACATTGCTTTCAGCAGAACCACGCTCAACGATGAAACCACCGTCATTAGAAGCATTCGTTCCGGAACCAGCACCTTTAGAAAGGTTCATGATGCTGTCAGCTACATCGATGTTAGTGGTGTTTACCGAAGTGGTTGTACCATTAACAGTCAAGTTACCACTGAAAGTAGCATTGGCTGCGGAGATGTTACCGGAGAAGGAAGCGGAGTTACCGTCAGAAGCGAGCGATCCTGTAGCAGTTTGCAACGCAGAGATGTCGCTGTCATTGCTGGATACATTCGATTGCAGAGTGGAGATGTCCGAATCATTCGAAGAGACATTGCTTTGCAGCGTGCTAACATCAGATTGAAGTGAAGAAATATCACTGTCATTCGAGCTAACATTTGACTGAAGAGTGCTGATGTCAGATTGAGCAGTAGAAACATTGGACTGGAGGGTCGAGATGTCGCTATCGTTAGAAGATACAGCGTCAGCAACGCTTTTAAGTTGTGTATCAAGAGCTTCGTCAGCGGCTTTAAGGCTGGTAACAGAAGCTAAGTAGTTCGTACCACTGTTAGCACTGTAAGCACCGTTAGCACCAAGACCAGCACCACTTTGAGTAGCATCTACTTCGGACTGAAGAGAAGTTACATCACCAGCAACGCTATCAACATAAGCTTTGGTAGCAGCGTGAAGGGAGGCAGTAGGAGCACCTGAGAGCGTCAAAGCTCCGGTCATTGTTCCTCCTGCGAGGGCAAGCTTCTTATCAAGCTCTACTTTG